AATCGGTTGTTGATGATGAAGATGTAGCTTTGGAATATACGGCTCGTGGATTGCAATATAAGATGCTTGAGGCTTATTCTACCGTTGGTTTGACAATAGAGTACGAGGCAGGCTTTGCAGTGTGTCCTAAAGGCTTAAAATTAGCCATTTTAAAACAAGTGTCTACTGATTACGAGAATAGGGAAAATTACTCTCTTTATGACCAGGCTTACGAGTTAAGTTCGGATGCTAAAAGACAAGCACAACCATATTGCAGGAATACTATATTTGGTATATAATGAGAGCAGGAGACTTAAGAAATCAAATTCAAATCTTTAACCTAACGGTAAGTCCAGATGGTGCAGGAGGTACTACACCTACCTACACCTTAGCGCAAACATTATGGGCAAAGATAGTAGCTAAGAATGCAAGCAGAGGCTTTGAGGATTCAAGAATTACTTTAGATCAAACTTACGAGATGACCATAAGGTACGATGACTATCCAGAGTTTAGCCAATTAGATAAGATTGTTTTTAATGATGGTCTTTATGTAGTGCAAAGTTTCTCAACAATAGAAGAGCGTAAAAAGACTATTATTATTTATTGCACTTTAGATAGGCAAATAACCGGTAATGACTTTATAATGTTAGAAAATGGTACTACTTATATGGTAACTGAATGAGTTTAATAGGATTAGATAATGTTCTTAAGAAGTTTGGTAAATTACCTAATAGGGTAGTTACTTTAACTAAAGCTGCGGTAAGTAGAAATACTGATCAAATTTATGCCGAATCGATGTCCCAAGTACCAAAAAATACAGGTGGGTTAGCAGGAAGCGGACAAAAAACTGTTACTGATCTTACCGGAACTGTTAGTTATGGTGGAGGTGGTGTTGATTATGCTGCTTATGTAGAATTTGGAACAGGTTTATTTGCAAAAAGTTATTTATCAGGAATGCCTAAAGAAATTAAGGCTTATGCTTGGACTTTTAAAAGACCGAAAGATGGATTTAGAGAAGCAACTCCTTTTTTAATACCGGCTTATTTAAAATATAGAAAACAATTTTTTAAAGATATGAAAGATATTGCTAAGATTATTAGCAAATAATTCGTAATTTTGTTAAATGAAAGATGTAGGTCAATTAATAAGGACAAAGGTATATGATCGTTTATTCGGAGTTTTAGAATATAATAGTCAAGCAATACCGGTGTATGATTCTGCGGGAGTTCCTGCAAATGCTTCACAACCTTATGTCTTATTATCAACTTTTACTTCTACGGAATTAGGAGAAGGTACTAAAGAAGCCTACGGACAAGAATTAAGCCTTTTAATAGAGGTTTGTATGAAGTTTGATAATAGTTATGGTGGTAAAATAATTTGCGATAATATTTCAAATCAAATAACTGAACTATTAAGAACAAGACAAGCAGGATACTTAGATTTAAGTCCTGATTGGTATATTATACGAACTTTAATGGAAAGCACAAATTCACTTGAACAAGAGGTATCAACTGGAGTTTTAGTGAGAAGATTAATAAGATTTACTTTTAAAATACAACAAGGATGAGCGTATTAAACGGATCGGATATATTACTTTATGATGCAGATACAGGGTTTCCTTTAATGTGTCAAAGAAGTGTAACTGTTACTTTAAATGACAATATGATTGATGCTACTTGCAAACAATCAGAAGGATTTTCAGTAAGTTTACCAGGATTAAGAGATTTTGCTTTTACGGCAGACGCTTTAGTTGATTTTGATGAAGGTGCAGCAGAATTAGGTATTACTACTTTATTTAATGCTTATGATTCAAAAACACCAATTAATATAGCTATTGCAAACTCAATAACTGAAACAGGTTATTATGTAGGTTTAGCTTATGTAGAAAGTATAGAAGTAAATGCCCCGATGGAAGATGTTACTTCTTATACGGTATCATTTACAGGAACATTAGAATTAACAAATTAACAATTAAAAAATAATAATATGGCAGTTTACAACGGAACTCTTCAGGTTTTATCAATCGGCGGAGAAAATTTAGCACAATTGACAAATGTTACTATGTCTATGAATCAGGACTTGTTTGAAACTACTTCTAAAGAAAGTGGTGGATGGAAATCAGTTATGCCTGGTTTAAGAGATATTACTTACTCAGCAGAAGGATTAGCAGACTTTACAGAAGCGTCAAAATATAACTTAACAGAATTATTTGCGTTATATAACGATAGAACTTCTGTTTCTATTGTTTGGACTAACACTATAACTGGTGATAAGAAAGTAACTCAAACGGCTTATATATCTTCTATGGAAGTATCGGCGCCGATGGAAGATGTTACTACTTACTCAGTTGAGTTCACAGGAACAGGTACTCCAGTAATCGCAACTATCTAATAAAAAACAAACAAAACTATGACCGGAATAATAGAAGTTACTCTCAACGGAGAAGTAAAGCAGTTAAAATTTGGTAATTACGCTTTAGAGCAATATACAAAATTGACTGGTGTTGATATAGGAAGTATCAAACAACTTAGTGATGATTATACTCAGTTAGATATGACTGCGGATATAATTTATTGTGGGTTGTTTGGTGCTTACCGATCAAATAAAAAAGTGGTTGATTTCACAGTTCAAGATGTCCAAAGTTGGGTAGACTCGATGGGTTATGGGGATCAGCTTATAGTGATTAAAGAGTTTATGTCTTGCGTAGTTTTAATGACTGAGCAGATGGTAAATGCTTTTAAAGCTATGAGTGAAGGTGATACCGAAAAAAAAAAATAACTTGGAATGATATATTAGACAACGCAATTATTAATTTGGGATTAAATCCAAATGATTTTTGGGAAATGACTTTTATAGATTATATTAGGTATGTAATTTATTACGCTAAGAAAGAGGCTGATCAGTGGGATAGAACAAGAGTGATAATGAGTTACATACTTAATACCCAAGTAGAAAAGAAAAACCAAAAAAAACCAAAAGATATTATTCCATTATGGACTGATAAGTATAGGATACTTCAAAAGAAACCGGTTAAGCTACCAACTAAAGAAGAAAAAGAAGAATTACTAAACAAGATGGGTAATAATGGAAGAAAAAATAATAGTTAAACTTGAGGCAGATATTGCTGATTTAAAAACCCAATTAGGAGCTGCTCAAAACGAATTAAAAAGATTTGGCTTAGGTGTTCAAACTGACATTAACGATATTACCTTAGATAGGTTAAATCTTCAACTTAAACAACTTCAAACCCAATTAGGTGCTACAAGTATTGGCTCTACTGCTTTTAAAAATATAGGAGCAGAAATTGCTTTAGTAGAAAACCAAATAAATGGTGCTTTAACTTCTATTAACGCAAATGCTAATAGGTCAAGAACTGGTTTCAACGGGTTAAACAACTCAATCAATCAAATTTCAAGAGAACTTCCTGCCTTTGGATTAAGTGCCAATATTGGTTTCTTAGCTATTTCCAATAACTTACCTATTTTATTTGATGAGATAAAAAAAGTAAGAGATATAAATAAAGATTTGGCTGCAAGTGGTAAAGATACAACTTCTGTATTTAAACAACTAAGTGGTGCTTTATTTTCTTGGCAAACTGCGTTAAGTCTTGGTGTTACTTTACTTACTGTTTACGGTGGTAAAATAATTGAATTAATAAGTAATTTAGTTAAAGGTAAAGAAGAAATAACAAGTGCTAAATTAGAATTAGATGCTTTAAATGAAACTTATGCAGATAAGTCTTTACAAGGAGCAATTGCTGATGTAATATTACTACAATCATCTTTAGAATCTGCTGGTCAAACTATACAAGGTCAAAAACAATTTGTAGATCAATACAACAAAACTATTGGTACTGTTACTGGTAGTGTAAAAACATTTAAAGAAGCAGAGCAAGGTATTGTTGATGGTACAGAGGCTTATGTTAATGCTATGATTGCAAGAGCAACTGCAACAAAATTAGCAGGGAAAGCAGCTGATATAACTGCAAAAATGGAAGATTTGCGTGTAGAACACGCTAAACAAAATGCTATTGACCAAATTGATGGGGAAGAAAAATTTGCTGCGGAGTATAAATTATTACAACTTGATAGAGATAGAAATACTAGAAGTGCATTAATATCTGAGGCAGATTATATAAAAGGAAGGATGGCTTCCAAAAAAGCAGAAA